GTTACACAATTTCAAGCTTTGGCTTATAAAGAATTACTCCCGGCCGAAGGACCAGTAAGAACAGCGGTCGTTGGAAAAATTACTCCAGAAAAAACTCAACAAGCAGAAAGAGTCAAAGATTACATGAATTACGAACTTATGGAAAAGATGCCAGAGTACGAACCTGACTTTGATCAATTATTATTTTATTTACCTTTAGCTGGTTCAGCATTTAAGAAAACTTATTACGATGAATTAATGAATCGTGCAGTTTCTAAATTTGTACCGGCAGATGATCTGGTTGTTCCGTATACGGCTACCTCATTAGACGATGCGGAAGCAATCGTTCATGTTTTAAAAATGGACGAGAACACTTTGCGTAAACAACAAGTAGCAGGTTTCTATAGAGACATCGATTTAGGAACACCGGCTGATAATGCTACAACAACTTCAGATCTTAAAGCTAAAGAACGAGAACTAGAAGGAATTAGAAAAACAACACAAGAAAATGTTTTCACACTTTTAGAAATACACACGGATTTAGATTTAGAAGGATACGAAGATAAAGATATGGATGGTAATCCAACAGGGATTAAACTTCCGTACATTGTTACTTTAGAAGAAGCAACAAGATCTATTTTATCTATTAGAAGAAACTATGAAATTGGTGATCCTAATAAATCTAGAATAAAATATTTCACTCACTTTAAATTTTTACCTGGTCTTGGTTTCTATGGCCTAGGTTTAATTCACATGATCGGTGGACTATCAAGAACAGCAACACAAGCCTTACGACAACTATTAGACGCAGGAACTTTATCTAACTTACCTGCAGGGTTTAAACAAAGAGGAATTAGAATCAGAGATGATGCACAGTCAATTCAACCTGGAGAGTTTAGAGACGTAGATGCTCCTGGTGGAAATATAAAAGATTCATTTATGATGCTTCCATTTAAGGAACCATCACAAACTTTGTTACAGCTTATGGGCGTCGTAGTACAAGCAGGTCAAAGATTCGCTTCAATAGCAGACTTGCAAGTAGGTGAGGGTAATCAACAAGCAGCTGTGGGTACGACAGTAGCATTGCTAGAAAGAGGATCGAGAACAATGTCGGCGATCCATAAAAGATTATATGCTTCACTGAAAAGTGAATTCAGATTATTAGCTCGAGTCTATAAACTTTACCTCCCACCAGAATACCCCTATGATGTTGTGGGTGGTTCGCGAACAGTTAAACAAGCGGACTTTGATGACCGAGTTGATATACTGCCAGTTGCAGATCCAAATATATTTTCTCAAACACAGAGGATCTCTCTCGCACAAACGGAACTTCAGCTGGCAGTTTCCAATCCACAAGTACACAACGTTTATCAAGCGTACAGAAATATGTATGAAGCGTTAGGTGTAAAAGATATTGATTTGTTATTAAAAAAACCACAACCGCCAATGCCAAAAGATCCTGCATTAGAACATATTGATGCAATGGCAGGTAAACCTTTTCAAGCTTTCCCTGGTCAAGACCATAGAGCTCACATTACGGCGCATTTAAATTTCTTAGCTACTAACTTAGTACAAAATTCACCGATGATGGTAGCAAGTATTGAGAAAAATATTATGGAACACATTTCATTAATGGCTCAAGAGCAGATTGAAATAGAATTTGCACAAGAATTACAAACAGTAGCTATGATGCAACAACAAATTCAACAGAATCCTCAGCTTCAACCTCAGTTAATGAACATAATGCAGAAGATTGAGTCTAGAAAAGCTGTATTGATTGCTGAAATGATGGCAGAATTTAAAAAAGAAGACTCAGAAATTAATGGTGGCTTAGGTGCTGACCCATTAACTAAGTTAAAAGCAAGAGAATTAGACTTGAGAGCAGCCGAGAATCAAAGAAGAGCTGAAGATGATGAAGAAAGAATCAATCTTGATCGTATGAAAGCTATGATGAACCAAGCTAACTTCCAACAAAAGCTAGATCAGACTGAAGAATTAGCAGAATTAAGAGCTGCAACAAGTTTAACGAAGCAGGAAATGTCTACCGCAGGCAAAAAATTTGATTTCGGTAGAAATTTCCCTAAAAAGTAGGTATAAACTATTTAATAAGGAGAAAAATATGGTTAAAATAACTAAAGAGCTAGGAGTTGGTAAAGACGGCTACCAAACAGGTGGCGTTGAGTATAAAGAAGAGGTTGGGAAAGTAGCAGTAGACCCAAGATCTAAAATTATTACCAACCAAGACGATCCTATGAACAAAATCAACGAAGGAAATACAGTTGATGTTCGAGGTAGAAGAAGAATGCTAGCTGATAAGAAAAAAACAGCAACTTGGTACTAGTATGGCTTGGTTTGGTTTAGCAAAAATTGCTTTGCAAGCTGGAAGTAAGATTTATTCCAACCGCCAGAAAACTAAGATGGCTATGTCTGATGCACAATTAATGCATGCAGAGAAAATGGCCCGTGGTGAGGAAGCTTACCAAGGCAAACTACTAGAAGCGAGACAAAACGACTATAAAGACGAATTTGTACTCGTGATAATTTCGGCGCCAATCATTGTGTTAATGTGGGCAGTGATGAGTGACGATCCGGAAGCAATGGAGAAAGTAAAATTATTCTTTGAATACTTTCAATCGCTTCCAAGCTGGTTTACGAATTTATGGATCCTTGTCGTAGCTAGTATTTTTGGTATTAAGGGGACACAAATATTTCGTAACGGAAAAAAATAGGAGATAAAAATGAGACAAAACGGAGTAAGATCAAATGTTAGATTTATGAAATCTGGCGGCCGAGCGACAAAAGCTGGCGGAGGATCAATGTCGACTGCAAGAAAAGATATGAGATCTGGTTACTACAAAGATGACATGGGCATGAGAGGTGGCGCTATGTACAAAAAAGGTGGTAAAGTTGGCAAGAAGAAACAAGGTTACAAAGCTAGAAAAGATGAATCTATCGCTATGAGAATCAAGAAGAAAAGAACTAAGAAGCAATTAAAAGCTTCTAGAGATGAGTCTTACGGAAAATTCGGTAGTAAGATGAAGAAAAAAGGTAAAATTAATAGATAATTATGTCTAAAAATTTTATTCAAAAAGCAATTAAGAAACCGGGGTCTTTAAGAAAAGCCCTTAAAATTAAAAAAGGTGAAAAGATTCCGGCTTCTAAATTAAAAAAAGCGGCAAAGAAAAAAGGTAAGTTAGGTCAACGTGCAAGATTTGCGATGACTTTAAATAAACTAAGAAAAAAATAATGGCTGGAAAAGGTTTATACGCAAATATACATGCTAAAAGAAAACGTGGTGGTAAGATGCGTAAGAAAGGTGCAAAGGGTGCACCAACAGCAGCTAACTTTAAAAGAGCAAAACAAACAGCGAAGGCTTAATTATGACTAAACTATGTCCTAGAGGTAAATCGGCAGCGAAGCGAAAATTCGCCGTGTACCCTAGTGCATATGCTAATGCCTACGCTAGTAAAATCTGCGCTGGTAAAATTAAAGACCCTTCTGGTGTAAAAAGAAAAGATTTCAAAGGTAGAAAACCATCTGCAATGGGTGGACGAATTAATAAATCAAACGGAGGATCTGCAATGGCTGGTAAGAAAAAATTTCCTGATTTAACAGGAGACGGTAAAGTTACTAGAGCTGATGTCCTAAAAGGAAGAGGTGTCTTCAGTAAAGGTGGAAGAGCAACTTCTGTTATGGGAAGAGGCCAAGGTAAAGTTATCAAGCATAAAAAAACAATAATGGTATAATGGCTAAAAACGGTTTAGATAAATGGTTCAAACAAAAGTGGGTAGATATTGGGAGCAAGCGAAAAGATGGATCGTTTGCAAAATGTGGCCGTTCAAAACAAAAAGCGGACTCGAAACGGAAGTATCCAAAATGCGTGCCTCTTGCCAAAGCCACACGGATGAGCGACTCGCAAAGGGCGAGTGCTGTCAAACGAAAAAGACAAGCATCTAATACTGGACCTAAACCAACTAACGTAAAAACATTTGCAAGATTTGGAGGACTAGTATGAGAATGCCAAATACAAAATATATTGGTTCTTATATGAAGAGTGATTTTCAAACTCCAAAAGGAACTCTTAACGCACAAAATTCAAGTTATAAAAAATACTATGCTGGAATGGTAGACGCACCAGGATTTAAAGATGGTGGTCGAGCAACAATGCCAGCTAGAAATAAAAAAAATTTCAGATCTACAAAGTCTGGAGCAGGCATGACACAAGCCGGGGTCAAAGCTTATAGAAGATTAAATCCCGGTTCTAAACTAAAAACAGCCGTGACTGGAGAAGTGAAACCAGGATCAAAAGCTGCCAAACGCAGAAAATCATACTGCGCACGTTCACTAGGGCAACTCAAAAGAGCATCAGCAAAAACTCGTAATGATCCGAACTCAAGAATCCGTCAGGCAAGAAGGAGATGGAAATGTTAAAGAAAAAGAGAGCAATTAAAAAAGTCATGAAAGGCTTAAAGAAAGCCTCAAAGACACATGCCGCTCAAGCTAAGACATTAAAAGGAGTTCTAGGTGGATCAAAAACTAAACGCACTTAAAAAAAGATACGAAGCACAGATAGCTGAGTCTATTGCAACATTAAACATATATGTTAAGAACTCTGTAGGAATAGGCGAACATCCACAGCATTTAGATGAAATGGATAAGTTATTACAGGTCATAGTAGACGCAGAGGAAAAAATAAAAGTAATAGAAAGGTATGTTAAATAATGGAAGATCCAATAACAATAATAGATAAAATACAAAAGTACTTAAAAGAATCTTACCAAGGATTAGGTGATACTATGATAGGTGGTGGGGTTGACAATATGGAAAAATATAAGTACATGTTAGGACAGGCACATGCCTATTTAAAAATTTCACAGGAAATCTCTAACCTGCTAGAACCAAAGAAGGAGCAAAAAAATGAAGACGGAACAATTATCAGATTCAAACGCGACACCGAAAACTAAATTTGCGTTAGAAGAAAAATACCAACAAGAAAATAAAGACATCGAGAAAAAAGAAAAAGAAGTCTTAGATAAAATTCAAAATAAAGAATCTACAAAATTACCTCAACCAACCGGTTGGAGAATATTAGTCTTACCTTTTAAAATGGCAGCCAAAACAAAAGGTGGATTATTCCTATCAGAAGAAACTATAGAAAGACAACAAGTCGGATCAAACTGCGGACTCGTTTTAGAAATGGGACCACACTGTTATGACAAAGACAAATTTCCAGAAGGACCTTGGTGTAAAAAAGGTGACTGGATAGTTTTTGCAAGATATGCAGGAAGCAGGATTATGATCGACGGTGGGGAAGTTAGACTTTTAAACGACGATGAAGTTTTAGCTACCATCAAAAATCCAGAAGATATCGTCCATCAATACTAACATAGGAGATAACTATGCAAGACGTTGAAAGAAACGTTCCTATTGATACTTCAGGAAATGAAGTTGATGTAGATATAGAAGAAACAAAAGACGAAGCTGTTGTCGAACAAAAAGAAGAAACAGTTGAAAATCCGAATGTTCGTGAAGTTGTTAAAGAGGAAACAAAACCTGTTGAAACAAAAGAAGAACCCAAGGAAGAAGAAAAAACAAAAGAACCTGAAGCTGAAGAAGAAAAACCAAAAGATGAACTTGGTGAATACAGCGATGGTGTTAAAAAAAGAATTGCTAAACTTACGAAGAAGTGGAGAGAAGCGGAAAGACAAAAAGAAGCCGCTATCACTTACGCTCAAAAAGTTGAAGCAAACAGAAAAGCAGTAGAAACAAAACTTGGAAAATTAGAACCAGGTTTTCTTGATGCCACTGAAAAAAGTATTACTGCAGGTTTAGATGCAGCGAAAGCCAAACTAGCAAAAGCTAGAGAAGCTAACGATGTAAATGCAGAAGCTGACGCAATGGCAGAAATATCTGAAGTAGGAGTTAGAAAAGCACAATGGTTAGAAGCTAAAGCAAAAGCTGAAGAGCAAACTAAAGCTAAACCAGAAGCTAGACCAACTCTTGATCAAGCATTACAACCAAAACAACCTACGCAAGACCCAAGAGCGGAAGAATGGGCTTCTAGGAACGAGTGGTTTGGTAAAGATAGTGCTATGACATACACTGCATTTGATCTTCATAAGAAATTAACTGAAGATGAAGGGTTCGATCCTAATAGTAACGAATATTATGCGGAAATAGATAAAAGAATAAGACTTGAATTTCCTAATAAATTTGGTACAACAGAGGTTAAACCAACGGCCAAACCTACACAAATAGTAGCTGAAGCGAAGCGAAGTGTAAGACCAGGTCGCAAGACTGTGAGACTCACGCCATCACAGCAAACAATCGCTAAAAAATTAGGTGTGCCACTCGAAGAGTATGCAAGACAATTAAGTCAAATAACGAAGGAGGTATAAGCATATGAAAAAAATAGACGAAACAAGAACTTCCCGTGCGAGCCAAACTAGAGATAAGAGCTCTAAGAAAAAAGTTTGGACTCCACCATCAAATTTAGATGCACCACCAGCGCCTACTGGTTTTCAACATAGGTGGCTAAGAGCCGAAACCATGGGTTTCAACGATGCTAAGAATATTCAGGGCAGATTAAGATCTGGTTATGAATTAGTAAGAGCCGATGAATATCCTGACGGTGATTATCCAAGAGTTGAAGACGGCAAATACGCTGGAGTGATCGGAGTTGGTGGCTTGTTGCTGGCAAGAGTGCCTGTTGAGATCGCGCAACAAAGAAATGCTCACTATCAAAAGAAACATGAGCAAGTCGTTGAAGCAATGGATCACGATCTTAAAGGACAACAGCATAAGAGTATGCCTATCAATATCGATAGACAAACTCGTGTAAACTTCGGTGGTACAAAGAAAAGTTAATTTTTTAACGATTCCTAGACCAACGATTAACTAACAAACGGAGAAAAAAACATGGCAACTAACAAAGATGCTCCATTCGGAATGAGAGCAATTGGTAAAGTTGGTCAAAATAACGATAACCAAGGTCTATCAGAATATCCTATCGCTGCTAGCGCCCCGGCAATTTTTCAGAATGATGCTGTAAAAGCAATCAACACTGCAACAATTGCACAAGCGGCTGCAGGTGATACTTTAATCGGTACACTTACTGGTGTGTTTTTTACCGACGCCAATACAAACAAGCCAACGTTCGCTAACCATTTGAAAGCTTCAAACACGGCAACGGACATTGTTGGTTTTATATCAGATGACCCGTATGAAAGATTTGAGATTCAGTCTAACGCTGCTTTAGCGTTAACATCTGTTTTCTTAAATGCGGACATCGAAGTTACGGCTGGGACTACAGCAAACTTTCAGTCCAAGTCTGAACTAAACGCATCTACGGTTACTACAAGTACGGCTCAATTAAGAGTACTTGGTGTGACTAAAGACGCACAAAACAATAACACTTCAAATGTGACTACATATGCTACGAACGCGAACTTTGTTTGCAGCATTAACGAGCACTTCTTGAAGGGTACTGTAGGAGTATAAGGAGATAAACTATGGCAATAAGTAGAGGACAACTAGTTAAAGAACTAGAACCAGGTTTAAACGCCCTTTTCGGCCTGGAGTATAAACAATACGAAAACCAACATGCTGAGATCTATGCTACTGAATCTTCAGACAGAGCGTTTGAAGAAGAAGTAATGTTATCTGGGTTCGGCCAAGCACAAACTAAACCAGAAGGTTCTGGTGTAGTGTTTGACGATGCTCAAGAAACATACACAGCAAGATACACTATGGAAACTGTTGCGTTAGCGTTCGCGATTACTGAAGAAGCAATCGAGGACAATTTGTATGATAGACTTGCGTCTAGATATACAAAAGCGTTAGCAAGATCTATGGCTCAGACTAAACAAACAAAAGCGGTAACACCTCTTGTGAATGGATTTACTACATTCCAATCT